CGCCTGCGGCCCAGCACCGCGCCGCGCCCGTCACCGGCAAGCCCGCCTGGGCGCAGTAAGGGAGGAGACGACGTGGATGAAGTGCTGGATCTGCAAGCGACAGGCGCGCGGGTACGGCTTCACGGACGGCCGCTACGAGGCGGCCGATCCGCGACGCTATCCGATGGACTGGGTGTTTTGCTCGCGCCGTTGCCAGGACGCGTTCGCCGCGATGTACGGCAACTGGCGGGACGGCCGCAAGGGAGGGCTGGCGATGAGCGTGTCTGACATTGAACAGGGCGCGCGGCGCGCCTGCCTCAAGGCCTTCGGCGCGGCGGCCGGCCACATCGGTTTCGACAAGCCCTTGGGCGCCTACTCGGAAGCCGAGGCGCTCGCCGTGATCGACGCCATCGTCACCCGCTACAGCGAGGCGATGGTCGAGCACCACGAGGCGAGCAAGTACCCGCCGGTGCGCGGCCTCGAGAACCCGGTGAGCGATCCGCTCGCCGATTTTGACGACGACATTCCATTTTAGCGAGGGATGCGATGCTGGATTTCAATTCAAGTTCGTCCCTCTCCGGGCGGCTTACCGCGCTGGTCGATCTGGGCATGCAGCGGACACGCGCCACGCAACCCAGACGCGCCTACCTGGGCGCCTCGCGTCTCGGCGCCAGTTGCGAGCGCGCGCTGCAATACGAGTACGCCGACGCGCCGGTCGACACGGGTCGCGAGATCGGCGGCCGGATGCTGCGCATCTTCGAACGCGGCCACGTCATCGAGGACTGCATGGCGGGCTGGTTGCTGGAGGCGGGTTTCGAACTTCGCACACGCCGGGACGACGGCGAGCAGTTCGGCTTCGCGGCGGCGGACGGCCGCCTGCAGGGCCACATCGACGGCGTCATCGTCGGTGGCCCGGAGGGCTTCGCCTATCCCGCGCTGTGGGAGTGCAAAGCCTTGAGCCACAAGTCCTGGAACGACCTGGAGAAAAAGGGCTTGGCCACGTCCAAGCCCATCTATGCCGCGCAAGTGGCGCTCTACCAAGCCTATCTCGAATTGCACGAGCACCCGGCGCTGTTCACTGCAGTGAACGCCGACACGATGGAGATCTACGCCGAACTCGTGCCCTTTGACGCAGCGCTCGCTCAGCGCATGTCGGATCGGGCGGTGAAGGTCATCACGGCGACCGAAGCCGGCGAGCTGCTGCCGCGCGCCTTCCATGACCCGACCCACTTCGAATGCCGGATGTGCGCGTGGCAAGACCGCTGCTGGAGGGTAACACCATGAAGCATTTCCACCCGCAGCCTCCGGCGGCGGAACCGATGGTGGACGCCCGCCAGGCCGCCAGTCTGCTGAATCTGCCTGCGTACTACTTCACCAAGCCTCGGTGCCGCGCCTCGAAGCGCATCCCGCACTACCGGGTCGGCCGGATGGTTCGTTTCCGCATGTCGGAGCTCATCGCATGGGCAGCCACGCTGGGAGGCGCTCATGAGTGACTACCGTGTCCGTATCTCGGTGCGCAATGCCCGGTTGCTGCGCGCCATCGAACAGGCGGGCCACCGGCCGGGGGCTCAGTTCGCCAATGCAGTTGGCATCAGCTACAGCGGGGCGCTGCTGCCCTACCTCAATCTCACGCGCTCACCGCTGACGCCGGATGGCCTGCTGCGGGAATGCGCCTGGGCCTTGTGCGACTTCCTGCAAGCATCCCCTTCCGATCTGTGGTCGGACGCCCAGCTCCAGCCGCTGCAGCAGAACTATTCCAGCGTCGATCTGGACGCCGACAGCGTGCAATCGCTGGTCAGCGGCACATATACCGTAGACGACCCGCTGCGGCTGGCCAGCCACGCGCAGGCAGGCCGCATTCTTCAGAGCGCCATCGACTCGCTGACACCGCGTGAGGCCCGCGTGATCCGCGAACGGTTCTTTGCCGATGCCTCGCTTGACGAGGTTGCCGAAAAGATGGCGGTCACACGCGAGCGTGTCCGCCAGATCGAGGTCAAGGCCATGCGCAAGCTGCGCCACGAATCGCGCATCCCGCGTGATCTGGCCGGCATCGCTGACGTGATCGGAGGAGCTGCGGATGCTTGACTTCAACGACGCGCAAACGCCCCCTCCTCGAGACCTCGGCGCCGAACGCGAAGCGATCCGCGCCGAGCTGCTGGTGCGCCTGGAATCTGTGCTGTTCACGCTGTTTCCGGCCGGCAAGAAGCGCCGAGGGCGTTTCCTGATCGGCGACATCCTCGGCAGTCCCGGCGACAGCCTCGAAGTCGTGCTCGATGGCGACAAGGCCGGTCTGTGGACAGATCGCGCCACTGGCGATGGCGGCGACATCTATGCACTGATCGCCGCGCACCTCGGTATCGACGTACTGAGCGACTTTCCTCGGGTGCTCGATGCGGCCGCCGATCTGCTCGGACGCTCGCGCTCTGTACCGCTGCGCAAGTCCCGCAATAAGGAAGTGCCCGTCGATGAGCTGGGGCCGGCCACGGCGAAGTGGGACTACCTCGATGCCGAGGGCCATCTAATCGCCGTCGTCTACCGCTACGACCCGCCTGGGCAGAAGAAACAGTTTCGGCCCTGGGATGCGAAGCGACGCAAGATGGCCCCGCCCGAGCCGCGCCCGCTGTACAACCAGCCGGGGCTGAAGGACGCCGCGCAGGTGGTGCTGGTCGAGGGCGAAAAGTGCGCGCAGGCGCTGATCGACGCTGGCATCAATGCCACCACTGCGATGCACGGGGCGAACGCGCCGATCGACAAGACCGACTGGTCGCCGATGGCGGGCAAGGCCGTGCTGATCTGGCCAGACCGTGACAAACCGGGCTGGGAGTACGCCACGCAGGCGGCACAGGCGGTGCTGTCGGCTGGCGCCAAGTCTTGCCACATCTTGTACCCGCCCGAAGAAGCCGCCGAGGGCTGGGACGCGTTTGATGCCATCGCCGAGGGCTTCGACGTCGCCACCTTCCTCACTCACGGCCCGCGCCTGCAAATGCACGACGTCGCCGATGACGTTGATCCGGTGGTCAGCAGTGACGAATCCGTCTGGGGTACGGAGGACGCGCTGGCGCTGTCCTTCACGCGCCGCTACCACCGCGACTGGCGCTACGTGGCTGGCTGGGGAAAGTGGCTGGTGTGGGACGGGCAACGCTGGCGCACCGAGGACACGCTGGCGGCCACGGACCTGATTCGCAGCGTTTGTCGCCAGACGGCTGTACGTGCCGACAACCCCAAGGTCGCCGCCAAATTGGCCAGCGCAGGAACGGTCGGCGGCGTGGAACGCCTGGCGCGTGCTGACCGCAGGCACGCGGCCACCACCGACGAATGGGATGCAGATCCGTGGCTGCTCAACACGCCAGGCGGCGTGGTCGATCTCAGGACAGGCCGGATACGCCCGCACGAGCGCGCCGACCGGATGACCAAGATCACCACGGCCACGCCGGCGGGCGAATGTCCGCGATGGACGTCCTTCCTGTCCGACATCACCGGTGGCGACGCCGAGTTGCAGTCCTACCTGCAACGAATGGTCGGCTACTGCCTGACCGGCGTGACCAGTGCGCACGCGCTGTTCTTCCTGTACGGCACCGGCGCCAACGGCAAGAGCGTGTTCGCCAACGTGGTCGCTACCCTCCTCGGCGACTACGCCTCCACCGCGCCGATGGACACCTTCGTCGAGACGCGCGGCGACCGCCATCCGACCGATCTCGCCGGACTGCGCGGCGCCCGCTTCGTGACGGCCATCGAAACCGAACAGGGACGGCGTTGGAACGAGTCCAAGGTCAAGGCGATCACCGGCGGCGACAAGATCTCCGCGCGCTTCATGCGCCAGGACTTCTTCGAGTACGTGCCGCAGTTCAAGCCGGTGATCGTCGGCAACCACAAGCCCGCCATCCGCAACATCGACGAAGCGATGAAGCGGCGCATGCACCTCGTCCCGTTCACGGTGACCATCCCGCCCGAGAAGCGCGACGGCCGACTGACCGAGAAGCTGCTCGCCGAACGCGACGGCATCCTTGCCTGGGCCGTCGCCGGTTGTCTCGAATGGAGGCGCGAGGGCTTGAAGCCGCCCGCCTGTGTCGTATCGGCGACGGAGGAGTACTTCGAAGCCGAGGACGCGCTCGGGCAGTGGATCGATGAGCGCTGTCTGCTCGCCAACAGCCACCGCGAAGGCGTGTCCGAACTGTTCGCCGACTGGCGCGAATGGGCCGAACGGGCCGGCGAATACGTGGGCTCGGTCAAGCGCTTCTCCGAGCTGATGGCGGCGCGCAAGTTCGAGAAATGCCGGCTGACCGGGGGCGCCCGCGGCATCGCGGGGATCGCCCTGCGCCCCAAGCCGTACAGCCACGCCTACCCCTATCGGGACGACTGAGCCAACCCAATGAACACAGGGGCGAGTGACGGATTTGACAGGTCTGCTGGTTTACCTCTCACGCGTGCGCGCACGCGCACGTCATGGAGAGTTTCCGGCAAACCCGTCACATCCGTCACTCACCCACCGGAAATGGAGCAATGACGATGACCACGACCATCCTTGCCCTCGATCTGGGCACCATCACCGGCTGGGCGCTGCGCGACAACGACGGCCATATCACGAGCGGCACCGAGCACTTCAAGCCCCAGCGCTTCGAAGGCGGCGGCATGCGCTTCCTGCGCTTCAAGCGTTGGCTCAGCGAGATCAAGCAGTCCTGCGACGGCATCGACTGCCTGCACTTCGAGGAAGTGCGCCGCCACGCATCAACCGACGCCGCACACGCCTACGGCGGCTTTCTGGCCACGCTCACCGCGTGGTGCGAGCACCACGGCATCCCCTACCAGGGCGTGCCGGTCGGCACGATCAAGAAGCACGTCACCGGCAAGGGTAATGCAGGCAAGGGCGAGGTGATCGCGGCGATCCGCGCGCGCGGTCATGCCCCGGCCGACGACAACGAGGCCGACGCGCTGGCGCTGCTGGCCTGGGCCATCGAGACGCAGGAGGTGTGACATGGACATCCCGAGCAACCGTTACCGCTGCCCGCTGGGCAGACTGCAGCCACAGCACACCGATCTGGAGACGCTCAAGGAACGCGGCTGGCGCGAGCAGGGCCTGCTGGTCGTGGCGCAGGACGACGAACGACTGGACTGGATGGAGCGGCAACTGCTGAAGAACATCGGCGAGCGGTTGTACGGCACGCCCCGTCAGGGAGGTCGTCATGGCTGAGTGGACCATCGACGACGTCGCCAAACGCTTCGAGGAGGCTGCCAACACGGGCCGCCGCCTGCCGCCCGTTCGCGTCCAGGGCTACTTCAACACCTGGCCGGCCTTCGCGCGCAGGGAGTGGGAGGCGTTCGCCGCCGACGAGAAGGTGTACCGTCCGTTTCCGCCCAGCCCCGAGGCCATCGAGCGCATGCTGGAGACGATGCGCTGGGTGCAATGGCTCGAAGTCGAGCAGCGCCACCTGGTGTGGATGCGGGCCAAGCACTACGGCTGGCGGGAGATCTGCATTCGCTTCGCCTGCGACCGCACCACGGCGTGGCGGCGCTGGCAGCGCGCCTTGCAGACCGTAACCGACCACCTGAACGGATGCGTGGTCGCAGTGTAGTCTTTGAACGCGAATAGGCGCGAACAAGCTGCCATGTGCTGCCATCAGCTACCAAGAGCGGTTTTTGCCCCTGCAACAAAGCGGCCCGTTCTGGGGTAGTATTTCAGCTATCTTCTGGACAGCGGTGTAGGCAGCGAGGACGGCACGAGGCAAAAGGGGTCCTTCCTGGCCGAAATCCAATGCGGGGGGCGCGAGCGCGACGCTTTTTTAGCGTCAGGGTGCGGGCAAGGTTACCAGTCGGCAGGTTACCGGCTCCGGTTACCACCCCCAGGCGCAGTTACCACCCCACCAGAATCTTCATTCACTCAACCCGCCCGGCGGCAACGCTCGGCGGGTTTTGCTTTTGGGACTTCCACTTTGAACACGCTCAACGTCGAGTACCG